CGTTGCGGTAGGCGGTGTTCTCGTATCTGCCCGTCCCGAAATGCTGCGCCGCCAGCTTTGCGGCTTCGCTGCGAGTGATGTTGTTCATCTCGACCTCGACTCCGATAGTCTGCTTCTTCATCTCGGCGATTTGGCTCATGGTCTTATCGTTCATGGCTTGTGCTTCCTTTCGAGTGTGTTTTTCCTTTCGGTAGTGACATATTCGCTCTAAAAGCACATAATATCCAGGGTTTTCGAGCCATAAACCACACGATCTTTCGGGTCAGATCTTGTTCAGATCTCGCCAGTTTACACGTTCTCGTCTTCGGCCTTCTGCGTCTTTGCTGCGGCGCGCTTGGCCTTCATGTCGGCCTTGAACTGGTCGGCGGCTTCATCGGTTCGGAACGCGGCCCAGCCTTTGAGATTTTGCATCAGGACTTTCCGCTCGACTTTGTAATCGCTCCCGCCGAAGCCGAGTTGAAGCAGCCAGATGCGGAAGTAGTATTTCTCGTTCTCCGGCTTCTGCTCCGTAGGGGAAACGCGGGTCGCTTCTCTCGCCTTGGCAAGCATGGCGGCGGCCAGCTTCACGTAGGCTGTATTTCTTTCCGCATTGTCCGATCTGGCGAAGGTCATCGTGACCTTGTCCGCTTCCACGCAGAATCCCTTGCACCCCTCGCTGTTTGCGGTCACCAAGGCGGTCAGGGCTTCCCAGGAATCCAGCGTGGTGTTTTCCAGGGCTTCGACCAAAGCGTCCGACACGGCGAAACAGGGGCGGCCAACGGCGCGATTCAAAAGGTGCTGCTTGCTGTGGAGCATGAAGACCAACCGCTTCATTGCTTCGGTGTCCGACTCCGTGACGGGCATCTGGATGTTCAGTTCGTCCGTGGGGTGTTCAATGAACCCATTGGATTCCAGGAACTCTATCAATTCGGCTTCTCCTTCTTCATTGTCCGAGGTGATGACCCCATCCCGCCCAATGGCGTAACTGCCCGCCAGATACGCAAAGGTCGGTGGTCCCATGTAGTGGAGCGCCACGTTCAGGTACTCTGCCACCGCCTTTGCTAAGCTCTTTCGGTCGTTTGTCGTGGTTTCGATTCGCATTTTTATGTACCTCCTTGTTATTGGTAGGTACATAAATCACTCTAACCGGCTCATAAGTCAAGCGGAATATGGGGTTGTTCAAAATCAGTTATCATCTTGGGTCGCTGCCCAGGCAATGCCGGCCAGCACGAAGAACACGCAGGGCAATGCGACACCATTGCCCCACAGCTTATACTCAGCGGCATCGGTGTGTGGGTCTTTCAGCCACTTGATGATCTGCGCCCTGGTCTTCGCCTGTTTTCCACAAGAAATGATTTTTCTGTGGATTTCCCAGACCTCAGACCAGAACTCGATCTCATCTTCGGTGGGGTTCTCCACGCCCAGGTCGGAGCACCACCAGTCAGGGAACCCCTGAAGCCGGGCGCACTCGGTCGGGGTCAGGCGGCGCACGAAATAGTCGGCAGCAGTCACAACGGGAGCCTCCTTCCAATCCCTCGACAGGAGTGTAGGCGAGGTGTCCTTAGTCACCTGTGCAAAGCAGCCTGTAGTCAACATATAGACTGCGTGGCGGTCTGCCGTGTTGAGGGTGAACGCCACATCCTCATTGATCCCATTTCCCTGCGGGCCGTTCTCATCTGCGCGCCCGATCATGGAACCCTGGATGGAGTAGCTGCCCACCACGGCCATGCCGCCCTGGTTGCAGACGGGGTTGCCGCCGCTGGCATCCAGCGTCCGGGTGGTTTCGGCTTCATAGAAGCCGCTGTGTGGGTTGTCCGACTGCATTGCGTGGCTTGCCAGCGAACAGATGCCGTAGACCTTCGGCACAAAGAGCGTCTGGTCATTGTTGCAGGACAGGGTCGCGGACTTATCTTCTTGAATGAGTGCGCCCTTGCCGCCGCCCTCACATCCAGAGCGGATTTTGAGCGTTTTGGGGGTGTCTGTTTCCTCCATGAGCAGCGGGACGTTATTGCCGCCAGTCCCCATCCGATTGGTAAGGGTCTGGATGGCATCGCTTGTCTCGATGCGGATTCTGCTGTCGATGGGGTGATGCTCCAGCGGAACAATGCAAGGCGGGTGGTGACTTTCAGCGCGGAGGGTGCCGGCGACTTCCTCCGAGACGTCCATACGGAAACCGCCCTGGTCGTTCAGGCAGATGCCGCCTGCCGCTCCAAGGCCAGCCGCAGGACTTCGGGCAGCTCTTTGCCACGCACGGAAGCTCTCCGCAGAATACCTAGACACGCCTTCTGACTCAAAGAGTATTTTTCCGGCACTCCCGCCTGCAAAATCTGCGACAAGGAAGATGCGGCGTCTTCGCTGGGGGACTCCCCAGTATTGTGCATCAATAGTGCGGTAAGCAGCGCTCCATCCGTCTCCCACGTAGCAGTCGGCGTAGGGCCATCCGTCTTTACCAGGCGCAGGCACCTGAACATCCGGCTCTTTGATCCCGATGACCGTTTCGAGGACGGCACGGAAGTCTCCGCCTCCGTTTGAGGAGAAGGCTCCGGGGACGTTCTCCCAGCATATCCATCTTGGTTTTTCTCCATTGGTCTTTTCCCTCATTTCTTTGACGATGCGGATTGCTTCGTAAAACAGGCTGGAGCGTGAACCGTCCAGACCGCTTCTTTTGCCCGCGATAGACATATCCTGGCACGGACTGCCGAAAGTGATGATGTCCACGGGTTCCAGCTCTGCACCGTTCAGGGCAGAAATATCACCGTAATGTTTCATAAACGGCAGCCGCTTCGTAGTGACCCGAACGGCAAACGGCTCCACCTCGGAGGCCCAGACCGGCGTGATGCCGGCCAACATACCGCCCAAAGGGAAACCGCCAGAGCCGTCAAACAAGCTGCCGAGTGTCAGTTTCGTTTCCATGTTCCACCTCAAAACAAAGGGATCTCCTCGTCCTCGTTCTCTGACACTTGAACCTCAGAGTACGGGATGCGGACCCCATCTCGCAGAAGAAACACACCATCGCTGCTGCCCTTCAGTTCAACGTATCGTTTCACAATGACATCGGCGAACTTCTCGTCCAGTTCGATGCCGTAGCAGATGCGGTTGGTCTCCTCGCAGGCCATCAGCGTAGAGCCGCTTCCCAGGAAGGGGTCCAGCACAATGCAGTTGCTCATGCTGGAGTTCTGAATGGGGTAGGCCATCAGCGCGACCGGCTTCATGGTCGGATGCTCCTTGGAGGATTTCGGACGGTCATATTCCCAGACGGTGGTCTGCTTGCGGTCGGAGTACCACTGGTGCCTGCCGCCCAGCTTCCAGCCGAACAGGCAGGGTTCGTGTTTCCACTGATAGGGGGATCTCCCCAGCACCAGAGCGTTCTTCTTCCAGATACAGCACCCGGACAGGTAGAAACCTGCATCGTGGAATGCCTTTCTGAAGTTCAGCCCCTCGGTGTCAGCGTGGAACACATAGATGGATGCGTCCTGGGCCATGTTCTGCTCCATGCAGACGAAGGCGGCGAACAAGAACTTGTAGAAATCCTCATCGGACATATTGTCATTCTTGATCTTGCCTGCGGTTTCCTCCACGTTCACATTGTACGGCGGGTCGGTCACCACCAGGTTTGCCTTTTGCCCATCCATCAGGACATCATAGGTTTCAGGCTTAGTGGAGTCACCGCACACCAGGCGGTGTCGGCCCAAGACCCAGACATCACCGAGCCGGGTCATGGTGGGGTTCTTGAGTTCCTCCTCCACATCGAAGTCATCCTCGGTGATTTCCTTGTTGTGTACCTTGGAGAACAACTGCTCGATCTCTGGGGCCTCGAAACCAGTAAAGTCGGTGTTGAAGTCCTTGCTCTGGAGATCGACCAAAAGATCTGCCAGAAGCTGTTCATCCCACGCGCCGGTGATTTTGTTCAGTGCGATATTGAGAGCCTTGACCTTTGCCTCGTCCTCGATGTGGACAACAACACACTGAACCTCGGTGTAGCCCATGTCTTTCAGAACGGTCAGGCGCTGGTGTCCGCCGATGACCGTCATGTCGTAGTTGACAATGATGGGTTCCACATACCCAAACTCCTGAATGGAGTTCTTGATTTTCTCGTATTCCTTATCGCCGGCCTTCAGCTTTTTGCGGGGATTGTATGCCGCAGGCTTGAGGGCATCGACCGATAAGGTCTGCCATTCCATTGCACTCATTCGTTATCCTCCATGTTCTCTCCGAATCGGTCATTGACGTAGCAGGCGTGGGAGCAGTATTTTCTGCTCTTGTTCCCGTATGCGATGAAGGGCTTCCCGCAATAGGCGCAGGTCCCTTCGTAAAAGGCGGTCGGCTTACGCTGGATCTGTTCCGGGTGTACCTTCCACCAGTCCCGCCGACATTTATCTGAGCAGAACTTTCGCTTCCGTCCGGTCACTGGCTGTTGCAGTTCCCTGCCACAGAACTGACAGGCGAATCCGTTATGCATTCGCTCTTTCATGTTCATGGTCAGGACTGCGGCATAGCCGTCCAGCCCGTGGCTTTTGCAGTAGTTGCGGACAATGTCGCGCGACAGGCCGACCACGGAAGCAATGGCGCGATAGCCTGTACCCTGAACACGGAGTTCCCGTATCTGCGCAGCCTGTAACTCTGTCATTGCTTCACACCCTTTCGCTGAGAAGTTCAATTAAAAAAGCCGCAAAACCTCACCATTTGGATGAAGTTCTGTGGCTGTTTGTGGAACTTTTACGCAAAAGCAAAAGCATTTCCAGGCGGCATATCCATCCCGAAACGCTCCGCTTTTGCATTTTTTCGATGAACTTTTATGCAGAACGCACCCCCGCCGTGGTATCCCCCCTCTTTAATTTCGCGGAAATTTACGTTTGAGGGGACCCCGGTCTTTTCGTGACCAATTTATGGAGATTTTGACCGCCCCTGGGGGTGCTTCAGTAGCGGTATTCCGGATTATTATCCTCTGTCCAGGTCTTTTTGTCGTGGCAGGGCTTGCAGAGCGGCTGCCAGTTCTTTCTGTCCCAAAACAGAGCCGGGTCACCTCGGTGCGGGATGATGTGGTCTACCACGGTGGCCCTAGTGTATCGACCCTGCGCCAGGCAGGAGACGCACAAAGGATGGCTTTGAAGAAACAGCTTGCTCTGCTTTTGCCACCGAGACCCGTATCCACGCTTTCCCGCAGAGCGGGTCGCTTCCGGGTGGAGGGCTTTGTGTTCCTCACAGTACATCTGCCCATACGGAACAAGCACCGGGCATCCCGGATGATTGCACGGTGTTCGTGGTCTTTGCGGCATGATCATTCCTCCCAGGGCAGGCCGAGCTTACCGAAGTGACCGTAGGCGCTGACCTGGTTGTAGTCCACATCCAGAAGATGCAGACGCTTGATGATACCGTCCGGGGTCAGGTCGTACAGCGCACGGATGCGTTTGATGATCTCGCGCTCCGGCAGACGGTTGGTGCCAAAGCACTCTACCGCAATGGAGACCGGCTCCGCTACTCCGATGGCGTAGGCCAGCTGCACCTCGCACCGCTTCGCCCACTTTGCGGTCACAACATCTCTGGCGATTTTCCTCGCCATATACGCTCCGCTTCTATCTACCTTGGTGGGGTCTTTTCCGGAGAATGCACCGCCGCCGTGTCGGCACATCCCGCCGTAGGTGTCCGCGATGATTTTTCTTCCGGTCAGACCAGAGTCGGCAAAAGAAGAACCGACCACGAATCGGCCGGTCGGATTGACCAGACGCTCAAAGTCGGTGTTCAGATCATAGTCCAGCGCAGCGGTCTCCATCACCGCCTCTACCACGGGGCGGATGTCCTCCACCGAACACTCCGCGATGTGCTGCGTGCTGATAAGGAAGGTCGTGATTTTCTTCTCGGTGTAATCGTAGGACACCTGCGCTTTTGCATCTGGCAAGAGCAGCGGCGATGCCAGTGACCGAAGCAGCTCCAACGCGTGTGTCGCAACGGCATAGGGAATCGGCAGCAGCTCCGGGGTCTCCACCGTAGCGTAGCCGAACATCATGCCCTGATCACCAGCGCCGTGATTGCCGTCCACGCCTTGGGCGATATCCGGACTCTGCCGACTGATGATGACACGGATGTTGTACCGCTCCACATTGGGGAGGCCGATGTTCTCCAGCACCTCCCTGACCAGAGCATTGAAGTCTGGGGTGTGCCGGGATGTGATCTCGCCAGCGATGGTGATCTCATAATCCTTTATCATGCACTCGGCTGCGACCCGGCTGCTTTTATCATGCCGGAGGCAGTCCGTAACGATTGCGTCCGAAATCTGGTCGCAAATCTTGTCCGGGTGTCCGCAAGACACCTGCTCACTCGTAAAAATCATAGTTTCGCTCTCCTTTCTATGTACGGACGCGCGAAAGGATGAAAGACGCGTCCGGCCATGAAAAAAGAGCCTGCGGATCACTCCTCAGACTCTTTGTTCCATCTCTGGCAAGTATAATAATATCACAGCGAAACTGAAAAAGCAGTACACCATTAGTACACCTTTAGTACACTCTTGCTATTGGGTTAAAGAAGATGTGTCATGCTCAGTCAAGCGGTTTTACCGACCTTTCTTAGAAGAATGCCCTGTCATAAAAAGTAAACGCATCCCGTTGCTTTTAAGGTGATCAATCGGTATAATGAAATGAGAATACGTTGCTAGGGGGTGAACGGATTTGAACTACGAATTAAGGCATTTTGATACGCCGCTGCTTCGTTTCAGCGCAACGGAGGACAGCAGCTCGCCTGAAATCGAGATCCTCTGGCTGAACGAAGCGAAGCGGGATCTGCTGCCACTGAATTTGGAGCCTTCGCGTGACGGCCTCGCCAAGTGGCTGAAACATAGAACCATCCCCAAAAACCGTGCCTATG